AATCCATATCTTGTTGTTGTAAGCATGTCTAGTAAAATCATCGCAGGACATGAACACCATTGAGCCGCAGCCATAGTGCCATTAAATATATAACCACTTGGATATACAATCCTGCCTGTATTATTATCAACAGTTGGCGTTCCAGAACCCGATGCTCCTGCACCTGGAATCCTTATTTTTACACCTCTAATTCTATGTTTTCTGTTTGGAATATTGCTAACTACTTTACTATCAAGGGTAATAGCAGCATAAGCACTATCAGCATAAGTTTGTTTGTCATCAACCAACTCTTGCATCCCCGAGACAAAAAAAGCATTAACTAAGGACGCATCAGTACTATCAGCAGTTACACGAACTACTTTTACATCAACTGGAAAAGCTCCATCTAGCGTTACTCTGTAATCTTTTGTATAAGCATCACCTGTACGACCTGTAACTGTATCTGTAATAACGTCAGAAAAACCACCTGAATTATATTGAACTTGTATTTTTAATTGAACACTACTACCTAATAAATCACCATTTTCTGTTGATTCTTGTATTGCTGGAAAAGTAACTGTAACTCGAACAGCATCAACAGTTGTTGTGGTGATTTGTTGAGTAACACCACCATTAGCGACAGTACACGATCTAGGAAAACCTGCAATCGGACTAGATGACTGCTGTATTCCTGGGATATGTGTTTGATTAGACGTTCCAAAACGAGGGCTAAATGTTACATTTTGGTAGTTATAATCTGTTGCTTGAGGATTAGCAGAATTAGCATTTGGTTGAAGAATCGGAGTATTGTCTAAATAAATATCCTTTAAAGCAGCAGTGTTATAAGTCATTGAGCCTTTTGTTGCTCCTTCCTTTGCAGCAGTAGCCCATCCTTCAATCTCACCTTCGCTAATTAAATCTTGAATCGTTACAAACGACCTACTGTTTAAAGTATCAGGCGCACGGGTTGGCTTTGGTGGTTGTTTCCCAGGGCCACCAGATCCTCTTATTACATCAGTCATCCTCTAACCTGATCAGTTGTTACATCCATACTAATCACTGTTGAACCTGTAAAAATTTCTCCATATACAACTGGAAGCGTTGTTCCTGCTCTTGAAGTGTTAGGCGTTCCACCAAAATTAAAGGAGATACGTGGATCTTGATCGTTTTCAAATTTAGGAGGCTCAGGCATAGGAAATAACATTTCCGATACTCCGCTTAAAGCAAGGTATCCACCAAGATAAGCCATGCTTTTTGCCCACCAAGCAGCGTTTGCAAACATAGTTCCGCCTTTTAATGCAGCCATCGAAAAAGCAGCACCGCCTGGAATTAAAAAAGCACCTGCAATCAAAACAGCTCCCATAACAAATCTTCCTACTGGTCCTCCTGCTCCTGTGATAACAGGAACAATCTTTATCTCTTCTGTTACTGGATAATGAACCTCTTCTTCTCCCATCTCACTTCCATCTGTCAAAACTTGATAATATCTTTCATTCATGTGACTTTCTAATTGAGGCCAATTCATTAGTAAAAACCTCATGCAATCTCCAACACTATTTACATGAGCATCTAATTCATCATGTCCTGTGATCTCTTTTAGATCACCATATAATTTAATTGTCTTGAGCATAGCGATACCTTCCTCCTGTACATTTTAACAACCATTCTGAATATGGTTCCTGACAACTTAAACGATCTGCTAAATGATGTAAAACTTCTCCATTTAAAAAGATTGCAACATGGTTTAATCCCTTACCCATAATTGACATAAATAACAAATCACCATTTTCTAATTTCTCTTTAGGTTCTAACAACCTAAAACCTGTTGCCTCCGCACAGTCTTCAAACATAGGATTTTCTAAAAATTCTTCAGGTGTTATTGGTCGTTCCCAATCACGTAACGTAATTCCTAATTCTTCTTCATAAAAATCTCTAACTAGGCTCCAACAATCAGTAACGCCCCAACACCAAGGTCTTCCCTTTAACGGTGGCTTGTATCCTGTTGGTTCGTAATATCCCCATTGTTCTGTTTTAGGATTAACAATGTGCCAAGGCAAACTACCTGCTTCACAACTAACTCTATCCGCCTCACTCGCAACTGCTGGAGTTTTTGGATGTGAATGTATAACGCTAACTATTTGTCCTAAATCCTCTGCTTTTACATAATCTTGAGGATCTAAAATAAAACATTGTTGAGAATAAATGGATGAATCACTAACTAAATTACGACAAGGATAATAAACCTTCTTGCCTTTAACATTTAACAACAATCCAACAGATTCTCTTGGATCTTCTTTTTTAGCGTGTTGTAACGCTTTAACTCTCCAACCCATTACATAAATGTACCGATGGAAGGAAAAAGATTTCTAGTGCATTGACGTTTGGGTAGTCTCATTCCTGCTAAATCAGTAATACTTGCTAGTTCAAAAGTAACAACATCTCTATTTTCAGCCACTTTTCTATCTATATAATAAACTTCCCTTGGAAATTCATTATTAGCAGGAGTACCAGGGCTAACAGATTCTTGTGCAAATAAATCACTATCTTCTAAACCAATAAAACCTGAATCATCTTCCTGCTCAAATAAACCAAAAGATGCAAAGTTTTCTACATCTAAAAATTTAGCTAATGTTCTAATTCTTGTTACTTTTGCACCTGTTAAGTCATTACCCGCAGTTATTAAATTAACCTCTAACATTACAGCACTGATTAAAGACAATGCGTTACTAATCGTCAATTGTGGTCTAGGAAGTTGACCTCTTTGGAAAGCAAAACCACTAGCCTCTACTGGATAACGAAGATACTCATTTAATTGCCAAATAACTTTACCGTTTAAATCTAAATTACTTCCTGCATGAAAACGATATGTCATGGTACTTTGCGTACCATGTAATGTCGAGTCTAATTCAAGTTCAAATAATTCAATAATTGCAGAAGGATTTGTCTTCTGTAGATCACTAATAATTGGATCTAAACTCATGGCTCAAATACTTCCCTAAATGTTGCTGTAATTGTTGCTCTATTTAAATACGGAATAGATTTATTCCATGCCTCACAAACAAACTTAGAAGAAGACTCTTCACCTGGAGGAGTAAAGTCAAAACTAGCTTGATCTAAAGCTCTTGCGTCTAAAAATGTTTCTATGGTGTCTGCATCTGTTTCTGATACTGAGAATTTTAAAGAATAAACTTTTGGATTTGTATGTGCATCCAAGCCGAATAAAACTCGATGCTCATATCCATCGGCAAAACGAACTACACGTTTAACAGGTGCTGAATTTTTCCGAACTCCATATTGCGGAGTAATTGAAGGAAAAGTTGCCATTAGTATAAAAGTCCTCCAGGTCTTTGCTGATTAACAAGTTCAGATTGAATTGCTGCTGCAAGCATACTTCCTAACTCTTCAGCTTGCCCTGTATCTCCTTGAACTGACGAACCAGAAGCATCTACGTTAACCACTACATTTGATCCTTTTCCTAGATCGTGATTCGGAACAATATTACCGCTTGTCCCTGGAACGAATAATTCTGGACCTTCTTCTCCAACGACATAAGGTGATCCTCCTGTTACTGGGCCTCCTGCTGCTCTTTTAGGGAATAAATCTGGAAATATCCCACCTAGCAAAGAGTTAACACCCATTCTGAGCAGTTGACTTGCTATCTGGTTAAAGACGCTTGATGCAACGTCGCCTAAAGTTTGAGTTCCTTTTATCGCTCCTTCAATAGCATTTACGACTCCATTTTCTATGGTTCCTGCTATTTCCTGCCATTTTCCATCCAACTTATTTAATGTCTTAAAGTTTTCTAGTTCTGCTGCACTTAGATCTCTTGTTGCAGTTAGTTTGTCGATTTTTGTTTTTAAAATATCTTTTTCTTTTCCAACTTCCATTAGCTTTAATTCATCTCTTCGCCATCCAATTTCAAAATCTTGCCTTGCTAATTCGATTTCTTTTGTTTTTATCTCAAAAGAAGTTGAAGACATAGATAATCTTTTCTTTTCTAGTTCTACTTTGTCTCGTAAATCACTTGTATCTCGTCCTTGTATTCTTTTTATTCTATCTTGAACATTCGTAATAGGAGCATTACTCTGATCTACTAAATTTTTAAAATGGAAATCTTGTCTTTCATCTCTAAATTTTTCTCTTGCTGTACTATCTATTGTTTCTGTTTGCATCTCCCAAAAGCCCTTAAGATCTAAAGGATGTTTCATCGAAGGTCTTGCGCCAAATTTCGCAATAGTATCTTGATAAGCTAATTTCTGAGCTTCTGCTTTCATATCTTTTTCATTCAAGAAATTTAAAGTTTTTGCTAATAACGAAAGTGGCCCTGAAATAAAGGCCATTAATTTCAGTCTTGCTACTTCCATTTCACTTGAGAATTTCAACCATTCATCAGAGAATTTCTCAAGATCTTCCATTCCTTTTTTGCCTATTTTTGCTGTTAAAGCATCAGTAGCTAAAGCAGCAGCACTAGCTTTAAGACCTAACTCTTCAAGTTGTTTTATCTGGTTGCCAAGAGGAGTATCTGTTAATCCTGCGGCTTGAACTAATGCACCTAAATTCTTAGTTGGCTTCCTTATTGCATCTGCTAATTCTTTTGTCTTAACAACAAAAGCATCAATCTGCTGTCCTAAAGCACTTAAGAGTATTTGCGCTCCAAAACCTTTCCCTGGCCCCATTCTTGATTGAAGGACGGCACCAGCAACACCACCACCAACAGAACCAACACCACCACCAAATAACATTGGGAAACCAGCTCCTAACATCAATCCTTCATTCAATCTTTGTCGTCTTTCTTGTCTATTCTTTCTCATTTGTTGGTATCTTCTCCAACCACCCCTACTTACTCTCCTTCCTCTAAACTCAACACTATCTGTTTCTCTCTGAGCTAGAAGAGCAGCCCTGTCGTCTGCTGCAATGGCGGCTGTTCTTTGTGCTGCTAAAGCTTTTCTAGATTCAAGTTGCAGCTCTTCACTAACAACACCATTGAGTTTCTTCCTTGTCTTTAACCTGTTAGCTTCCTCTTTTCTTATCCGTAATTCTAATTGAAGGATCTTCTTTTGGATTGTCATAAAATCCTTAGACCCAGAATTTCTATTGGTAATTAATTTTTGTTGCCAATCAAGTTCTTCTCTTAAATTCTGTAATTTAGTTGGGCCTTGTTGTGCGTATCTTGCTCGTTCTTGCCTTTCTAATGTCCATTGTCCTCCTTCCATTATTTTTTTAGCTGCACTACCTTCGTGCATAAAACCAAAAGCATCTTTAATACCTAACCCTCCTCCCCCAACGCCCAGACCAAATGCGTTAGGCATTACCATCATTGCTGAAGACATCAGTTGAGGAAGTTCTCTAGCAAATCTCGCAAAGAAAGAGAATGTCTTATCCATTCCACCTTGGATTCGATGGAAGGTTTCAAAAGCAGCATCTTCAAATTGAACAAAACCTTTTATTGCATCAACGACCCATGTTGTTGCTCCTAATGCACCTGATAATCCAATTGATGCAAGCTTTATTCCTCCTAATACGGCTGTCGCTTTTTGTCCTAACTCAGCATAAGTTCTTATATGTGCCTTTACTTTCTTGTCTAAGAAAGGAACAAACTTTATAGAATCTTGTAGTGCTTTTAAACCAACTGCTCCTCCTGCAAGTTGAGGAAGCATCCCTCTCTTCCCTCCTAAAACACCAAGAAATTCTTTTATTCCACGACCACCAAGTTTACCTAAATCTTTAATCATATTACGAATAATCTTGCCACTTTCTTTCAACTCATTTTTCCTCTCTCTTTCTTTCTTTGTAACTTTATTTAAGTCAACATTAATCCGTTCAATAGCTGCCTCTGTTTGTAAGTATTCCTCTGTCCCACGTTCTATAAATTGAAGAGCTTCCTCTAGTTCACCTTTGTATAAATTTATATCAGCCAACGTATTTCCTATCTGACCTTCACGACCCAAAATGTCTTTAATTGACTCGTAAGTTCCACCTGGTCCTGCTGCAAGGCCTAAACCTTCCCCTGCTATTAATGATTTCCTTGCAGCAATTCTTTCTCTTTCTATCCTTAATAAATTTTGTTCAGCTATAGCCTGTCCTCTTACTGCGTTCATAAACAATTTATATTCTTCTGTTTTACCTTTTATCGCAGTCTTAGAAACATTAATACTAGCAGCAAGTCCCTTAAATCCAGCAATTTGCTTTGTTAAGCCTATTTCAGTATTAGCAAAAACTCTATTTGCTCTTCCTGCTTCAGCCAAAAAGTCTTTAAGAGCATTTTGAGCATCAATTATTCCTTGATTTTCAGTTCCAACCCATGTTTTAGACTTAGGTTTTGCACTTACATTTACTGCTCCACCTTTCGATTTAACAGCATTTAAAGCTCTTAATAACCCTTTCTCTGTCTTAGATATTTCTACATTAACTTTTTTCGATTGTTTTTGAGCAGATGAAAAAGCTTTACTTAAATCATTTGCAACTTTAACTGTTGTTTTTAACTCCTTACTGATACCACTGACTGAACCTCTTAACCCTTTAACAAATTTCCCATTAATACCATCAACAAGTTTATCTATTACGCCTAAAGATTTAGCGAGTTTATCTACAGCACTCTTGATTTGAGCGTCTTTCGCCTTAAATTCAATCGTACGGGTATAACTAGCCACTCCTGTTTTCCCGAATAATATTTTCTATCTTACCTCTTTTGCGTTCTACTAGCACTACCTCGTTGCGCTGCTTCTCTTTCTTTTTCCATCTCTTCATTTTGAATCTTAAAATAAGCAGCCCAACCAACCATCTCTTCTCTTGTTAATTCTCTTGTTAACTCCCTAACCGTTTTTCCTAATTCCTTTGCTAACGAAAATAAAAAGATCCATTCTTTATTCGCTTTTCAAATCTTTCTCTGCCTCTTCTACCTCCTTATCTGAACCAGATTCAAGCATTGCTAATTGAATTTCCTGTAACACAGCAGCTTCTACTTCTCTACGAAGAGTCGCTCTATCTCCATCTGCAAAAAGTCTTTTACCTTTTTCATCTAATGCTTTTTGAATCATCAAAGATAAAGCGAAATCAGAAGCATCATCTGTATTACCAGACTTTTTCTGAATAGATTCTCTTTCAGCAATTGTTAGTGGATGCCAAAAAATAGTAAGAACGACTTCACCATCTTTCTTTACATCATGTTGATATAATTGGCTGACTCCAAATTTATTGGATAAGAGTTCAACAGCTCTCATGAAAAATTCCTTACTTTAATAGGATAATAATACTATATTAGGCGATTGCTGAAAACTGACAAGTGATGACACCCAAGTAATGAGATTCTGCTTCATCTTCTATTACTCCAGGGCCATTAACATCTTGAACTTTTGGTTTACAACTGAATGTATCACTATAGTTAGAAGCATTAACTGAAGTCATTCCATCAATAACTGATTCACTAATAGCTGCTAAAACTGAAGTTCCTTTATTCTTTGGAACGTAAACTCGACACTGAATAAAACCAGCATAAAAATCACTTGATGCACCTTGGTTTTGAAGTGTTGATTGACCAAAATTAACGGTCATTGCAACATATTTTTTGGTTTTTCCAGGTTTTGTATATGGAACATTGTCATAAACTACGTTAACTGTTGCATCAGCAGCTACAACAGCATCGGTAATTGCTTTTTCAAAAGCAGCTCTGGTATTTACAAGTGTCATGCGTCTAATCCTAATACATTTATGTTAGGACGTTTGTCAGTAAAAATTCTATCTATTTTTTGTCTTATTCCTTCTTTGAATGTCCCTGATCCATTCAAGATATAAGCACCAATATTTGATTTAGGAGAAAGTAAAGCTCTTTCTGTATATTCAGCCCTATTACCAATAAAAATACTTTGATTCAACTTATATTTTGTTGGAACTTTGTATCTCGGAGAAATGTAAGGTGCGCCTTTTGTCTGCTCTATAGCTTTCCAAGGATTTTTTATAGCTTGATCATCTGCTGGCATCCTTGTTTTGGAAACTTGCCAACTAGACGCAAAAAAACCAGTTTTTACAGGACTTACATCTTCAGAAGCTAAATCTCTAGCAACAGAACTAATAAATACACTTAACTGATCTTCAATATCTTCCCGAAGATCATCTCCTATCCCTTGTGCAAAATCTTTTGCTTTTGCATTGGATGGAATCTTTTTCTTTCCCATTAGAACCTTACTAACAAAGTAAATAAGTAAGCTTGCCCGCCTCTTTTCGTATCTATCTCAACAATCTGAGCTGTTTGGCTCGCTCCTGCATAAGTCAATGTCACTTCATCCTGAAAAGTAGGTTGATTATCTCCTATTAAATCAGGTGTTATATAAAGTTTTGCTTGCCTCATTTCTCTTCCTTCATCTTCTTCCGATTTAATAAATTCAATCGGTACTTTTATTCCTGCATAAGCTGTATCAGTTGTCGCTAAAGCTCCTGTCGCAGTGTTATACGTGCCAGCAACCTTACGTGTATAAGTAATCGTTGTATCTAAAGCCGATCCAAGATCAGCGACAACCTGTTTAGCTAATGACTTAAATGCTGTGTCTAATGCTCCTGCCATGATTAACCTCTAACTACCCGAACTTGATAGCTGCCACTTCCACCAAGACAATAAGCACCAAGATAGGACTGCAACCAAGGATAAACGTCAAAAA